TCGCCCGTGTTCGTGGCGGCGCTCTGGTTGCCCGTGTTCGTGGCGGCGCTCCAGTTGCCCGTGTTCGTGGCGGCGCTCTGGTCGCCCGTGTTACTCTCTTTCGCGCTCTTAAAATCCACTTTTTCCAGAATGGACTTCACGCCAGCCTGAATCAGCCCCGAAAGGCCAATCTCTGTTTCAATCTTGATTTTTTTTCCAACCCGCTTGCTGTCCTTCTCAGTCTGCTCGTTAGTATCCAAATCTACCTCGCAGTAACGCGAATCTGCCGGGTTGTAGTATCCGAATACGTCCATCGGGTTCTCGCAGGCGAGGAAACCCTTGCGGCAAATATCCGCCGCGTTTTCCTCGTACTCTTTGCCGATTTCGTACTGAAAACCACGGCATTTCAAGTCCTTGTCAAAGCCTTTGTAGCATTTCACTTGCTTTTTCTCCTCTCCGGTGCTATAATCACCGTGAAACATTTTTTCTTTGCCGCTGATTGGGTATCCTACCACCCGTCAGCGGCTTTTCTCATGCCTGTTCCGGGATTTCCAGTTTTCCGGTGATCGGTGCAAAGCACTGCGGGTATGTGTTGCCACAGCCGTCCGACCAAAACAGGAACATCCAGCCCATCCGGTTTACCGTCCAGTGCTTGAACCCTTGCTTCTCAACGTATTTCTGCTGTGCTTTCAGCGATTCGCGGGAGCAAATATCGTCCGGCTGAAAATCCAAACCGCCCTTGCGTCGCGGTGCAAACCGCATCACCCGCTCAGTATCAAACACCGATCCGTTGATTTTTACAATCATTTGATTTCCTCCCATTCGAACGACCCGTGACCGCCGTTCCTCCACTGGCCGATGCCGCGCAGCGCTCCGTAGTCCAACCACTCACGAACCGCTTTCTCGTGGTTCTCGTCCAGCAACAGGACGGTAAACTTACAAGTCGTGCCCGCCGGTACTTCCTCGCTGGAACTTAGCGCCACCCGCTCGCCCTGTGCCGTCTGCGCACGCAGCGGACGCTGGCAGATGGTAATGTCCTTGCCCTCCGGCAGTTCCAACACAATCTTTCGCGGCTGCACGAAAATCAGTCCGTCGATGACCTTCTTGTACGCCGTCAGCTTGCCGGACTCGTTTACCGCCTTTTTCTTCTTGCCGGTCTCGGGGTCCTTGCCGGTCAGACGCGCCAGCATCGAGCAGGCGTCTTTGAAAAACCCCTTTACCTGATAGTCGTACAGGAACGGCTTGCCGTCCTCGTCACGGGGGAATACCGTTGTGCCGCGCTCAACCACCGCGTCAGAACCGAGTGCCGCGACTTCCTCGGGCAGCGTTGCCGCGTCCGGTGCCTTACCGCCGATAAAGCGGGTGTAGATTTCCTCGTCTGCCGGACTGGTTCCCAGCAGACTTTCGGTGAATGTCAGCTTAATGTTCAGTTTCTTCATGTTTTTTGCCCTCCTGTTTTTTCTGTTTGTCATTGTGTTGCTTCGCCATTCCCTCGCAGAACTTTGCTCCGTATCGCCATGCCATTGCTTTGCCTTGGCAGTTCTCTGCTTTGCTCAGTTGCTCTATGCTCTGCCTTCGCAGTGCGGTGCGACGCCTTGCCATTCAGTTGCAATGTGTCACGCTGCAATGCTGTCTTTGCTGTCGCCTCGCATGCCCGTGCTGTGGTGCCTTGCTTTTGTCATGTTTGGCATATCTCAGCTTAGCCACTGCTCTGTTCTTCGTTGTGAGGCCGTGCTATGCCCTCGCTATGCTCTGCGTTGCTTAGCCGATCTATGCCCTCGCTACGCATTGCTTTGCTGTGCTGTGCTGTGCCTTTGCTCTGTTCTTCTCAGCCTTACAGTGCTATGCCCTCGCTACGCTCGGCGATGCTATGCCTTTCCGTTGCAACGCTGATCTTCTTCGCGCTCTCGCGCATTTGCAAGCCGTACTTAGCCGCCGTCATCGCCTTGCCGATAACCCGGCGCTGCATGTCTTTGACTTTCAGCGTCTTGCGTCTTGCTTCCGTCATATCCTGTTTTCTCCCCTCAGCGATATCTCTGCCGGTGCTCATAGGCCGCAAGCAGTACGCTTGCCCTTGCGGCTACAAATCCGACTGCCAGCAGCGCCAGCATGATAGCCGCACCGCTGAACAGGTCAATGCGGCCATTCTCAGTCATGCCACCAGAGAGCAGGACACCGAGAAAACACATTCCTGCAAGCCATCCATAGCGTCTGTAGGTCATTGGTTTCAATCCCCTTTCGCGGTTTCTTGTAACCCTCTCACTACGTTCGAGGGTTATTCTTTTCTTTCTTTCTTAGAAAGTTAAATTAATATATATTCGACCGTAGGGAGAATATATATATACTTCTTTTCTTTCTTTGTTACTTTCTTTCTTAAGCCTCGGTGTGTTATCTGTGTGTTATCGGTCTGTTGTTGGAGTGTTAAGCAGACGCTTCCGCCTGCACCAATCGGTTAGCCACATCGGCCACATGATAGCGACCGCCAGTTAAACGCGGAACACCATCTAGATAACGCTGTACGGTACGATAACTAACGCCAAACCAGTCTTTTAACTGTTTTGTGGTAATATATTCGCACCCTGCGAACGTGCGTAAACGGCCTTCAACCGTGCGCCTGCGGTTGCTTAATTCCGTTGCTGTCATTCGTTCAACCCTCCGCTTTCTGTGTGTTATTGGTGTGTTATTAGTATGTTGCTTAGTGTGTTGATGGTGTGTTATCACTCATCATCGTCGTTGCCACAACGCAGCATCGCACACACAATAAGCAGCGCCATTTCAACGCCCAGTGTTGCCAGCACTCCGGCAACAAAAGGTGGAATATACATCGGTGTTCACCTCCGTTGTGTGTCCTCTCTCGGCGTGTTATAATGACCGAGAAAGGAGGTGTTGTCATGCGTTTACCATTAGGTCCTCAACTCAAAAACATTGAGCAGGAAGCCGAATTGGAGTTCCGCGAATCCATCCAAAATCAGATGGACGAAGAACGCCGCTTGCGTGAAGAATCAGACGAAAAAGAACATAAATTCACGCTGAAATGGAACCGTATCAATTTAACGGTTGCGCTTATCGGCGTCCTATTTGGAATTGCCGGTTTTGTTGTCGGATTGCTTGCTCTCCTCGCTACGCATTAACATGATCTGATAGACCACGCTGCACGAGCACCAACCAATCGAAAAAGCCGACAGGCAAAGGGCGATAATCTTTAGTGCCACGCTCTCACCTCATTCCGTAGAGCCGAAGTCCGGCCGCGCCTGAACGATCAATCGCGGTTTTCCGCTTTCATCGTCACCGTTGTACTGTACGCTGCCGCACGTTACTTCAAGTGTCAGCAAAGGCATTTGACCGCCCTTGTGCTCCAGTTTGTAGCCCATGCAGCCATACCGCATATCTACGCCGTCAACCGACAGCTCTTGACACTTTCCGTCGCGGTAGCTGATCTTGACATTTCGGAATTTTCCCATGTCCTTCTCACCTCCGCTTATGCGCTCTCGTTGTCATGGCGGTCGATACCCAGCAGATAATCAACCGAGCAATTGAACAGTTCCGCCATTTTTTCAAGAACATCCGAAGAAATCGGGGAACCATTTACATACTTGCCGTATGTTTTCTGAGAGATGCCCAGTTTTTCGGAAAGCTCATTTTTCGTCATGCCCGCACGGGCACGCTCAGCCTCGATATTCATTCTCATAATATTCACCTCCTCGAAATTTGAGTATCTCGAACCTTTAACTATATGATATTCTATTTACTCGAATTTGTCAACCCCTTACCAGAAAAAAAGTTCGAGCAGATAGAATTTTTTGTGTTGACTTAGGTCACAATAAGGTATACTATATAAGCAAGAGGAAGGAGTGAACAGAATGAGCACAAGAATAGCCGACGCTCGCAAAGCCATAGGTATGACGCAACGGACTTTAGCAGAAAAACTCGGGATTGCAGCAAGTACATTAAACGGCTATGAGAAGGGAAATCACAAGCCGGATTCGGATGTACTGATCGCAGTATCATCTATAACAGGATGTACCATAGATTATCTGTTGAACCGGGTCGATGGATTCCACGACTATTACGGCAAAGAAAAAGCCCCTGCCCCGGCCAAAGCCGAAACAGGGGAAGTAACTGCAGAACAGATCATGCAAGCCTTTGTATCAGCAGGATTTGTGCCTGCTGGACAGGATTTGACGGATGAGGATTTACGGTTCCTTCAATCCATCTTTGCAGCTATCGCAAACTGGTTCGCCAGCCGCGATGCACGATCGGCTGACAGCGACAAAAGCACGCAGTAACCGCTGCGGATTATCAAAAGTATTGAGATAGGCCGCGAGTGCCTGATAATTGGGATACTGATTTTCCATGTTGGTTTCCTGCCTCTCTTGATACTTCTTGATACTATGGTATTACCAATATAAGGCAATATCAAGTGAAATCGTCCGTCAAGTTATGACAATATTATATATCGAACATTTGTTCGATTCAAGGGCGAGTTTTCAGATTACAAGTAAAGTCCAATAAACAGGACTTATGCAACACGGGAGAGTGTCAAAATGAGTTACGAGGTTTGCTTTTACAACGGACGTATATCATTCATCTTTCCCAAACCTGCTGGTGCTCTTTATGACAATCGAGATATTATCTACGATGCAGAAAGAATATCCGTAGATGGTGAAGCGCATGATTTAACATCTATTTCGTCCATTGAATCTATTCCAGTTCCTACTTTTGACAATTCAATATCGGTGCACGATGGTTTAGGTGTCACCGGTTCGTTGGAATATGTTCTAAGGATGCATGCAAGCAGGCTGTGGAAAATTGAAAAGTACGACTTAGCACTTGCATGTATAGAGAAAGCAACCGAAATCATGTTTGAATCGCCCATCGGTTGGAGTGAAAACGATTTCTACCGCGTCGTGCAATGGTACGAGGAAATCGGAAGATTTTCCAAAGCCTTAGAGTGGCAGCATAAAATCGAGGAAAACTCAAATAAAATCTCGGTTGGCGCTACACTCAGAACCCGCATCTACAATGAGGTAAAAATCAACTGTCTGGCCATGGGCACAGATCTTGTTTTGATTCCATGGGAAAACGGAAGAAGTGCAGTGTCTGCCAAATATCAAGGGCGTGTGTATACCATGCACGGAAATGATTGGCGTTTCCCTAAGCTCCCGAAATTCATTCTAAAGACCGGATATGTAGAGCCAGACGGCGCGTTCGTTCGATTCCCTATAGTCTTTTTCGACGACAGAAACCAAGATAGGATTTATTATAAAGGCGAAGAACAGCCTATGCTTCACACAAGCTGGAGGCCGTTTGTTGATGATCGAGACGAAGACGAGATCGAAGTATACAACGAATTGCAGCGCAGGATTCGTCACGACAAAGAGCGTAGGTTAAACCACAGTATATATTACCGTGTAAGGTATCTTCTTCCTGACCTATGTCCTAAATCTCTCAGCGGATTCACTCGTATAAAAAATCAGAACTCCGCCAAATATCAAAAGCTGGTAGAGGAACTAAGCGGTCTCGGCTTTACGATTCCAGATACTACAATAGCGATTGAAGAACCAATAGACCCGGAACCAAACTACCACGGAGGACGGATTATAAAACCGTTTATTCTGCCGTGGAAGTGATACGCGAAATAAAAGGGTGTCGCGTTTCGCTACTCCCCATCGAATAGCGTCGCGATTTGCGACGGAATACCGTCGGTTTAAGCTACGGTACTTTCGAGTAAAAATGTCCGTAACTGCAACCCGGTCAAAATTGTCTGGGTTCGGTGATGGGGTTTTGCTCAATTTTGAGCAAAAGGGTAAGGGTATAAGTTGAACTGACACCCCTCGGTTATGAGTCCCTGATTTAGGGGCTCAGTTAAACCGGACAGCGTTTCGCACAAAAATGTGCGAAAGTATTTTCAAAGCCCATGACACAGTAGGCATGGCTCGAAGCCAATCTAAAAGGCTTAGAGCGTATGCAAAACTCAATCGAATTCATGCTGCACGATCTCGCGCAGTATGATGAGACACAAAAAATCGCCCGTCAATCTCGGCTGACGACAATATTCAATCAGCTTACCGAGGACGGGCAGGAAAAAGCATTGGATTTCCTTGAAATCATGCTCGGAAATCCGAAGTATAAGAAATAAAAGGGAAGTGGAATTATGTTTTGCACGAATTGTGGCACGGAATTCGAGGGAAATTTTTGCCCGAACTGCGGAACAAAGGCTGGTGAACAACTACCTGCACAAACCGTTGCCCCAAAGGAAACGCACGAGTATTACGATAAAGAGGGCGATTTAATCGACCTCTCCACGATCTACGGCGTTTACAAGGACAGAACCGGCATGTCTGCATTCTTCCGCAAATGCACCGATTACGATTCTGTCACTATCGGTAAAGCGTTAGACTATATCGAGGATAACGTAAAGCCGAAGGAATACGGCATGCTGGATGCAATCCGCATGAAGCGTCAGATTGAAGCACCGATTGAGAAGATCATAAAAGTGCAAGCAGTGAACGACCCTTCGGTTAAATTACAAAAGGCGCAGCTTTCCGAACTGAAAAAGGCGAACAAACTACAGCAAAAAGAAATGAACGCACAAGCGCGTTGTCCGCGTTGCGGCTCCACTTCCCTTTCTGCGCATAAGAAGGGATTCGGCATCGGCAAGGCCGTGGTAGGCGCAGCCGTGACCGCGCCGCTGGGGCTGGGATTGATCGGTGCCGTAGCCGGAAACAAGGGCGCGAAAAAAGTCCGCGTCACTTGTTTGAAATGCGGAAAACAATTTTGGGCATAAAAAACGCCCACCGGCGGCAACCGGCGGACGTTATACGGGGGTAGAAATCTTGTGCAACGGAATTCTACCCTCTTATTATATCGAAAATAGGAGGAAAATGCAATGCCACGTCGAAAAAAAGACCCTCGCGGATTTGTCCGCGAGACCGGAACGTATATGGGAAAGCACTACGACCTGAGAGCAAAAACCGAAAAGGAACTCAACGAGAAAATCAGGGCAAAACGCGCAGAAATCGAATCCGGAAGTAAACTCATTGAAGCCGGTGTTACCGTAAAGGAATGGGGAAAACGCTGGGTAGAAACCTACAAGTCCGGCGTGAAGGAATCCACGCGAAGGCTGATTGAGGGACGGCTTGTGAACTACGTCTATCCCTACATTGGGGATATCCCCGTTAGCAAAGTGCGGCCGCTGAACTGTCAGGAAGCGCTTAACTCTGCGGAAGGACGTGCGCCGGACACCGTAAAGAAGGTGCAGCAGGCAATCGAGCAGATGTTCCGCGCAGCCAAGCAGAACGGCTTGTGCGTCAATAATCCTGCGGAAGATTTGAAAATGCCCCGTACTGGCAAGCAGACGAGCCACAGGAGCATTACAGACCGCGAACGTGTTATTTTACTGGAAACTGCAAAGACGCATACTGCGGGGCCGTGGGTGCTTACTCTGCTGTATAGTGGCTTGCGTCCGGCGGAAAGCCTTGTGCTGACATACGCCGATATTACAGGCGGTATGATTACTGTTGACAAGGCGTACGACCGGGACACCCGCGCCGAGAAATACCCCAAGTCAGACGCAGGCGTTCGCAAAATCCCGATCATCCCCCAGCTTGCCGCAGTCCTGCCGAAAGCCGGTTCGTTCGGTGAATTGGTTTTTCCGCGTAACGGGCACTTGTACGATGATAAGTCCATGCGTGCCATGTGGCAGGGTTTCCGCGCCGCTATGGATGATACCGAACGTGAGTTGATCGCGGCGGGGAAAATCTCACCCATTGCCGAGCAGCTGCCGCCTATCGTTCCCTACGATCTGCGCCACACGTTCTGCACAGATTTAGAGCGCGCGGGCGTACCGCTCAACGTCGCAAGCAAACTCATGGGACACGCATCTATCGAGATTACCGCCAAGATTTACACGCATACCGGCGAGGATATGATCGAGCGTGCAGGTGAGCAATTAGCCGCCTTGTTCAGTCCCACATTTAGTCCCATTAACGAAGTGCAAAAAACGCCTATGGCTGACATTATGCGAGAGCTGCAAGAACTTCGTGCAGCAGTGCTCAAAGCCGTATAAAATAACAAAAAAGCCTTGTTTCAATGGATTTACCAAAGAAACAAGGCTTTTTAATATGGAGCTGCTAACCAGATTTGAACTGGTGACCTCATCCTTACCAAGGACGAGGTGAAATTCCGAAACCCCACAGTATGTCTGAACTTTTGACACTTCAAAAATTTTAGTCCCATGTTTAGTCCCACTTGACCTATACATTGTACCACAGATAGCGCGGGACTTCAACACCGCAATGAAGGGAGGGCATTTGCCCTCCCTTCATTCAATGCTTCACAACATACCGATAGTATGCCGCTTCCTTATTTTTCACTGCGTCCTTGTCTTCGAGCCAGAACGCACAAGCAGCGTCAACATAGTAATCAATGTTGCGGATGCCGTGTTTCTCGTTGACCTTGCCAAAGTCGGAGTATACAGCGTTCATTGCCACCCAGAATTCTACCGGGTCGTAATTCAAGTTGTGCTGCTGCATTACCTGCTTGCACTGTTCAAACGTCCAGTGCGGGCCGGTCGTGCCATCAGCGTTCTGCATGTTGTGCAGCCATTCGTCCGCCATGTCCTTAGTCATACGCCCGGTGTGCGTGCTGGACGCATAGCCCATAGTGCGCTCAGAACCGTGCGTCTTGTCGCCTACATAAGAAGTATCCCCCATGTAAGCATCATCGTCACGAAAGCCAATAGGGCGCATTTCGTCCTCGTAATCGGGGTACTCGTCATACTCCGGATATTCCATGCTGCTTTTGGGTGCAAAGCGTCCGTCAGAATAACGGCGATAATTCCGCATCTCCGGTTCGCCGCCGTGAATACGCTCGTCATAGTAACCGTAAGGCTCAATATGATTGTAACGATACCGCACGCCGTAATGCTGGCGATCTTCGGGGTACGTCTTGCGGATTCTCCATTCCTCCGGCGAAGCATTCTCTCGGCGGGTGTGCTGCATCAACAGCATTCGGGTTCCTCGTTTCATGATGATACCCCCTTACACCGTCGGCGCTGTGCCGTTAATAGACCGAAGCGTGTCAGAATGAGAGCAGCAGGAATTACCGAGCATTCGGAAACTGCCGCCGCTGGACGAAGTGACAACGCGACACAGGTATTTGTGACGGGTGTCCAGATTAAACACTGTCGCCTGTGCGCCGTTGCATTTCAACAGCGGATACGTTACCGTTCCGTCGCCGATTGTGATTACTACCGGTGCGCCGATAATCGTTGTGCTCGGAATGTTCTGAGCGATTACGATTCCGTATACGCAGCCGTTCTGGTAGTCCCCCGCCGGAATATTTACCGTCAATACTCCGCTTGCGTAGGTCACGCTCTGTGAGATACGCAGGTTCGGGCAAAGTTTCTGTACAGGCTTGCAAGCCATAATCAAAACCTCCTATCAAAGCCGGGGGAATGTCCCCCGGCTGAACGTATCCCTCACATGCCGCAGCAGGTGTTGCAGCCGCAGCCGGAAAACTGGTAAGGTGCCGGAACCGGGAACGCCGGTACCGGAGCCGGGCGGAGTGTCTGAACCAGATAGTTGTTCTGCGCCTCCTGAGATGCGGCAAACTTCAAGGTCTGGTTCTCGTTCTGGAGCGCCGCGATCTTTTCCGCCTGACGGGTGTTTTCCATCTGGTCAAGGCGTGCAATGATGCGGTCGGTGTCGTTGTGTGCAGTCTGGATAATGTCACGCGCATTGGTAGCCGCGTTGTAGTTGGTCTCGCAGAAACCGCGCTCGATCTGACGCTGCGTGTCGCAGCAGCAGGAAGCCATCTGCGTACCCAGTGCGGTAAGGCCAGCAGTTACGCCGTTAAAGCCAGTGTTCATGTTCTGGTTTACGCCGTTGATAAGCTGTGCGTTCTGGTAGCCGAGCTGACAAATTGCGTTGTCTACACCGTGGAAGCCGTTAGAAACCGCGCTGCCGAGCGTGTTGAAGCCGGTAAGCATACCGTTATTCACGGCGTAAAAGCCGTCACAAAGGCCGTTCTGAATGCCGAGAACCGAACGCGACAGGTCGTTGAAGTTGAACTCGCTGCACAGGTCAGAACGAGTTACTGCGCCCTGATAGCCTGCGCCGCTTGCTCCGCCGTTGTTGCCCCAGCCCCAGCCGTTGCCGCCGAAGATCAGCGCGATAATCAGAAACGCAAAAATCCAAGAGCCATCGCCACCCCACATACCGTTGCCGGAGTTGTTGTTGTCCTGACCCAGTGCATAGCCCAGAGCCATCGAATCGTCACTCATAGTTTAATTCTCCTTTTCAGTTATATTTGATCGGAACCGTACGCTTTCCGAACATGACAAATTCACGCCGGATTTTCGTCAAGATTCCGTCAAAACTGAAAATGGATATTTACTTGATGTTCATGCCAAACTGCTGTGCAAACTGATCGAGGTCGATTCCTCGTTCCTTTGCAATGTTCATTGCCATCTGTCGCAGCGCGTCCGGGCTTTTGCCCTGCATGGATTTCATTAGGGTGCTCACCATAGGATTATTGCCGGTCATTTGGTTCAGCATCATCATAGGATTCCCGCCGTTCCTCATAAGCTGCAACACCTGCATCATCGGATTATTTACCATCGTTTGCACCTCCCAGTTGTTCACATAACTTGTTAAACCGTCGGATAAGCTCGTTGAATTCCGTTCTCGGAACATAATCTGACAAATCTATTTCCGAAGGTTTATTCGTTTCCGGCTCCTGTGCTCTGCGATACATCACAAAGTCAGCACAGCCGGTTTGCAAATTAAGCTGTTTGGTGTAGATCGCGCCGTGCGCCGTGTCCGGCATGATAGTAAGCGCACCGGAAAAGTCCGTCTGTACCGCGCGCGCTTCCTCCACGCTTGCCACAGGTCGAACAATATGCTGTGGAGATTGCACCTGCTGTTGCATTGGTGTCTGCATTGGCTGTTGCGGGTACTGCTGTTGATACTGCGGCGTGTAGCCAGTGTAACCATAGGGATATGCCATTAACCCAGCACCTCCGTAACGTGTTCGCTGATGGATTTACTTACCGCCTCTTTGTAGGATATATACTCCTCTAAGCAATCTGTATTGCCTGCGTTGCGGTAAACTGCTACAATGCGACGAGCGCACTCAGGGTCATACCCCATGCGTTCAAGTCTCTGTTCGTAACTCATGCGATCACTTCCTTATGCTTTCAGTATAAGGTCTGCCGGGCGTGAAAACCTGTCACAAATCTGTCAACTTGCTGTCACAGCACGCGCAGCATTTTGCATTTGATGCTGTTCAACCGACGATGCACCGTGCTTTCGCTCATGTGCAGCGTCATGCAAATCTGAGTAATAGAGCGCGCCGATGTTCGTAGGTCAAACACGGCGCGTTCTTCTGGTGTAAAATTGCACTCACGCCGGAAGTATTCCACCTCCGGCCTTGTAAATTCCGTTAATTTCATGCGGTATCCCCTTGTTATGGTGTCACCGCATATCTTTCCCCTTGTATAAAAAAATCGGGTGCGACACACTTTCGCGCTTCGCACCCTATAAAAACACACCGTCCCGTGTCCTCTACGTCAATACCATATGTAGGTTCATAAGGCTTCGAGGAGCGCAGGAACAATGCACTTTTTCAATATTGATAGAATTATACCATCTTTTATGTCCGTCCGCAACTTAGCCGTAAAGGTGCGCACGGTCGTTGATAACCAGCAGGCGCAGCAAGTCGGTCGTCAGTGCGAGCTTGCCCTGATCGTCGCCCTGCAAAAAGCCCTTGTTCACCAGCTTCTGTACGGTTGCCTTGCCCCATGCAGGTACTGCGTCTACCGTGTCGTAAACCTTCTTTTCCTTCTCAGCGTTTGCAATCTCCTGCTTGGCGATTGCGCGGGTCTGTGCTTCCGTCATGTCTTCAACCTCTTTCTCTGTCAGCATGGTTTTGAATTTTTCCCACAGCCTCGGATTTCTCACCCACGGCTCCGGGCAATCCTTGTGCGTCACATCATAGTGACGACACACGCGCGATACCGGCACGTGGTGCTTTGCCATCAGCTCGCGGGTCAGCTTTGCGGCGTTCTGCATCGTCGCTTCGGGGATAACGTACACGCCATTACGGATAACGCTGCACATCTCGATTCCAATGCTGTTTGCGTTCCGGCAGTCGTTGTAGTAACTGCCGCCGCGTTCCTTGCCGCAATGCCATGCCGTGTCGCCGTCCTTTACGCTCTGCACAACGCCGTTCGGGTCTACAAAGTAGTGCGCACTGGCACGCAGGCCGCTTTCTCTTGCAAAAAAGTCCGCATTGTTCTGTGCCGTATCGCCGTTATTCGCGGTGAAATGCAGAACAATCCAGTGCACGGGGAACTCTCTGCCCTTGCGGTAGTTGCTTGGGTTACAGCCCTTAAAAGTGATTTTCATTTTTCCTCATCTCCGATTTTGTCCACCGCGTCCTTTGCGGCCGCAAGTGCCTTTTTCAGCCATGCCGGACACGGCGCGCCGAGCGAAACTGCGTTCTCCACGATAGAGCCGAGTTCGGTCAGCGTGTACCAGACTACCACCAGCGGGCAAAGCAGCACCGTGTATTCAAACGGCAGCGTTACGCCCGGCAGATGGTCTACAATCATTCCAATCAGCAAGTCCGCGCCGCCTGCGACCGCAACGACCACAATAGAGCCGACCTTGTGAAAGATACCGTCTCTCGCTTCCTTGCTCGACCAGTTGCCCTTCTGCATAGCCGCCGCCGTGCCGGTTAGATAGTCCACCGCCATCGCTGCCACAAACAGCACAACCAGCCAGCCGAACCACCCCCAAAGTGCGGTAAGCACCGCAATGCCCGCCGCAACAGCGGCCTTAAATTCGTTTACATTGTTCATTTTATTCTCCCTTGCGCGTTATTTCTCTTTACGCGTATGTTTTACAGCCCCAGCCGCTGCTTAATTACTCTCCAGTTTTACTTCGACCCATTTAGGGTTTTCTGCGCCGGGCTTCTTCGGCTTACTTGTGTTCATAATCATGCCGCACCGCCTTTTGTGCAATGCGACGAAGCAGCGTTAGGAGCTGCCCCCCGATTTTAGTATGCTTAAGTTGTGCATATTGTCCTCCTTACTGTTTCACAGCGTTTGCCTGTAGCCATTTGAGCAGGTCGCCGGTAGGCGGCTCAAGGAATGTGATTGTACGAAGTGAATCAGATAACCAGCCCGTAAAGTAAACAAGCAGACTGTCCCCAGCGGAATATACGATATCGTCAGCATGGTTAAAGCCTATATACGCTATGCTATGTCCCATCTTTCCACCAGCATAAAGAAAAATTCTGTCGGATTCTTTGGTTACACCATTGTACTCATATGTGAATTTGATACTCACATCAAGATTCGTAGTTGTTGGAGTGCTGTTAATAATCCACATATTTTCAGGATTATTTGTCCGCTTCCTCGGAAAATTATAAATCATCTGGATACCTCACGAAAAGCTAACCGGCGTAACCGTCACATAAACGTCGATAGCCGCCGTCGGAACGGTATCCGCCGTAAACGTCAGTTTGCCTGCCGCCTGTGCGGTACACTGGATACCCGCATCGTTGTACGCCGTCATGCTTGCCGCCGCAGGCATCGGAAGGATAAGCTGTGCCGTTTCATCCGCCACAACGTCAGCAACCGCAACCGTCTGCTGTTTTGTCGAGCTGTTCCAACCCGCAACCGTCAGCGATACCTTGTGCGCCTTGACCTTGAGAGCCGTCAACTGTCCCGGTGTTGCATAATCCGTTCCGGGGGTCAGCTTGTTCTGCTTACCGTCCCATGTAGATTCCTTTTCGATTACCGCACCTACCGCAGAATCAATCTGCGCGCCGGTGTGCGAAGAATTGTAAGCCATGCCATCACTCCTTCATGCAAAGAAATTCGTTTCCGTCTGCATCCAGCATGGTTTCGTTGCTGTCAGACGGAATAAAGCCCCAGTTGTCGTTCCAACTGCCATCCATACCCTGTGCATAGAGGGAAATGCGGTAAATGCCGTCACCGGAAAGCAAGAAATCGTCGTAGACTTCAAACTGTCGTTGTGTTGCGGCAGGAGTCTGGGAGAAGGATGCAATAAGCGTCCCTCTCCCTCTGCCCCATTCCTCGTCCGACTTCGTAGCGCGGCACTCGAATGCCTGATACGGAATGTCCGACTGAAATGCAACAATAACTTTGTCGAAGCCAGAAACCGCCGAAATCCTCTCTCCCGTGATGGAAAAAGTCAGATTCGGAGCTGCCATTTACGCCACGCTCCAAGTACCAGCGGCGTTCTTTACAAACACCTTGATAATCTTCACGCCATCACCCGCCGAAGCAGTTTCAAGGTCAGCACCGTTGATCGTAACATTGATTGCGGTCTGCGCCTTGTAGCCGCCAGTCTTGCCGCTGGTGTTGGTCGAACCTGCAGTAGTCGGAATCTGCGTACCGGCAGATTCAAGGCTGGATTCGCTCGGAACAACCTTAATCTTGTATTCCTCGAAATCAACGTCAGATGTAAACGAGAATGCCGAAGTGTTGAACGAGGCAACCTTGGAAATCTTCGTCTTGTCCGGGCCTGTGATAGTAACAACCGGAACGGCGGTGTTCAGCGTGATAGTTGCGGATACCGCTGCGGTTTCGTTGCCTACATCATCGCGCACCTTGATATGAACGGTTTTCAGACCGTCACCCGTCGGCAGCGTGAGCGACTTGCTCTTTGCAAACGAACCCCACGAAGCGTCAGCTTCAGTCGCTGCACCGGAAACGCCCCAGATTTTCATCTGATAGCCGGTCGTTGACGTGTCGCTTACCGCGATTGCCGCCGTGACTGTGGCGCTTGTGGTGTACTGTGCGCCGTTGTTCAGTTTGAGGGTAAGCCCGGCAGGCGCGGTCGTATCCAGTGTTAAGTTAAAGAAAGATGCCATGTTTTACACTCCTTTTGTGTTTAATTCAAGATAAAGGTAGGAACTTTTGCGGCGATAGAGCAATTCATCGCCCAAATACGCCTCGTAAATTCCCATCTTTCCTAAGAAATACGCGATAATGCTTTTGTCTCCGATATACATTCCGTCACCCCGTTATCAGATAAAGCACAGTTTCATCGTGCTTTTCGATTGCGTCATACTCTGCACGGGTCAAGACGCGAATAGCGGAAACATCATTTGAAAACACGTTGCCATGCCCACCGCCCGATGCGGGTACACCGGTATCTTCTTCGCCAATCCACCAGTTTCCGTTGTCGCCGATGAACGGAGTTAAGCCCTTCGCGCTTACGCCCGTGTCCTTGCCCGCAATTACCCAGTTGCCGTTATCGCCAATGGTCGGGTAAGTGTTGGCAAGCGCTTGCATTCGCTTTTCCAATGCGGTAAACGCTGTCGGAATTTCCGGCCAGTGTGCGTCACCGCTCATCGTAGGCGGGATGTATACATGAATCCTGTTTGTGCTGCGCGTTTTCTTGCCTTGCGTGCCGTGCAGCTCGAAAGCATATTCGCCTGCAACGGGAAGATTCTGCGCAGTCAGCAACACCGAGATTCCGGTTTCGTCCTGCTGCATCGGCAGGATATCCATGTTCCCACCTGCTGACACATACATTTCCCACGTCCAGTCAGGCGGGAGATCACCTGTAACTGTGATGGAGCGCGTCAGATTATCATGCTGGCGGGCAAGCACTTCACAATCTGCGGTCAGCTCCCAGTTGTTGAAATAGATCATGTGTTCTTGCCCTCCAATGCCGCGACACGCGCAGTCAGTGCGTCTAATGCCGCTTTGAGTGCATCGTTCCCGGCTGAGGGGTCGTTTACTTTATCGACTGCATTATCAATGTCCTCACCGCCGTACCGGCTTGTATAGTAAGTATCAGCCATTAAACAACCAACCTCCTTCCGTATTTGTCTAAAATGATTTTGCCGTTCTTGTCATGGACTGCGCCAGAAGCAAGTGTTTTGGGCAACCGATAGTAAACCAGAACACAACCGGAAGCGCCATCGCCGCCGTTTGAACCAATCCCACCATCGCCGCCTTTTCCTAAAAGAGAAATTTCTGTACCATGGTTCCATGTCTTAGTCACATTGGTCGCTCCTGTGCCACCCCCGCCGCCTCCTCCGTTGCCGCCGTTGCCGCCAGAACCATACGAGGTTTGAGTTTTGGGGGGTGCTGCGTTTGCGCCTGCGCCACCGTCGCCAGTCGTAAAATCGCGTATATTATCTCCTTTGAGCGACACTAAACCATTTCCGCCATTTCGACCGACCGCGGCGCCTCCTCCTGTGCCGCCGTAACACCACGCATTTTGATTCCGTGTAATATTTTGGTCCGCTTCGCCACAGTGCCATACAATTCCGTCTTGATCTGTAATATTGAATTCATCGATGTCAAGCGGAGAACTGACTTGTGTTGTTTTTCCGCCAGACCCTTTTCCCCCACTCACGCCGTCCACACCATCTACGCAATATCTAAGTCCTAATATTGGGTCCATATATCCGTTATTTGTCGGCTGTGACCCGTTTGCAGAGGAAAAATCCCCGAATATTGTATTACCTCCCAACATTCCACTTGCGTTATCCTGTGATGCACCAAATCCGCCAGCCCCAATTACATAAGCAATCTGCATTCCCGGAACTACTTTTAATTCAGTAGTAAATATATTCCCTCGTTCTCCTTTTCGGCCTGCCTCTCCGCCATTTCCTCCATAAGCAGCAGAATACCATAAAACACTTCCCGAACTACTCCGAATTAGTGTGCAATGTTTGTAGTCTGATTGATTATTTCCATTCTCTCCGTTTTTCCCTTTGGTTCCTCCTTGACCGCCACCAATCAGTACGATTCTCACCGAGGTTACATTTTCCGGCACAGCCCATATTCCGCTTTTCGTCAGCACTTCGACCGTATCGTAATATTCTTGTTCTCCAATATCCTGTGGCTTATATCCGACCAGTACGCTTTCCTCTGCCGCGAGTTTGCCGGATACCGTAATATCCACACTTTCGATGGAGCCGGAGACTGTACCGCCGTAAGGATGCGCAATCTGCACCACATCGCCGGGAATTTCGCGTTTGGTTGCAATTTTGTAATTGATACGCTCATTGTGGCTGTAATACTCTGCAAGGCGTTCCGCGATAGCATTTGCATTAACAAGTGATACAAGAGTTGCTTTCTCTACCTTTATGGCGTTACCTGATTGATTCACAAGTGATCGCGTCTTAGGCTTAATTTGTTGCGTTACCTGTCGTGTAACGTGGGTGTACTTCTTGCCATTCAGCACACCGGAACCGGCGGTAACGATAGCGTAGTTTGCGCCGCTTTCCTTGATTTCAAAGCCTGTGGCTTCGAGATCATAGCAGGGGGAATTAAACGTAATTTTATCGTCTTCCGCAGTCGTTCCGTTGAAAAGTTTAGTGACTTCTGTCGGACTCTGCGAATAGGCGTGCTCGGTTACGATAACCTCTGTAACCGGCGTTGCATATTCTACCGAGCCGCCTGCATACATTTCACTTGCAGTGATTTCGCTGGACTGTCCGTCCCACAAACCCTCAATGCGGATTGCGCCGTTGTAGTCCACTTTCAGCGTTGCGCCGACAGCAAACAGCACTTGCGCAAGGTTTTCGCGCCGAGTTGCAATAGGCAACCAACCGTAAAGTTTGATGTTGGCAATGTTGGACTTAACATAGCAGGTCAGCGGTGAGCAAATGTCCGTACAAACTTCGCGCACGGTTTCACCGGTATAAATACCGCCGTCGTGGTAGGTTTCATCCAACAGACCAACGGTCGAGGTGCAAGTAAAGTGGTAAGTGTTGATAGATGTGCGAGAGATTGTCTGCACATAAAAAATCCCCATCTGATTTCCGTCATGGTAGAAAGTCAGTGGGGTGTTACGGATAAACTCCGTTAAACTGGTATCATCCGACTGCACATCAAAGGAAAACGTGTCGATTTCCAGCGAGGCACTGTTCAGCGGACGCGCATAATACGCATTTCCGCTGATTACATCGTGCGCATCGAACGTGCGATCAAGATATGTGATTGTATTTGTTCCCATGTGTCACGTCCTTTGCGGTGCCATTGCGATAAACTGAACGGAAAGTCCCGTCCAGTATGCTTCTCCGGGTTTCTTGCGAATGAGGTTATCTTGTCCAGCAGTAACATATGCGTTAAACGTAAGCGTGCTCTGTGCATACGGAACAACAATTCTGTGACTGTCCTGCGGTGCACTCAGAACCTCGTACAGCGCATCGTAGTCGCCGTACTTGCCAACTGCGGGAAGAATCGTAATCTCATAGTTGTAAAACGTACCGATAATGTCGCGAATCATTGCGCCGCTGAGCGTTCGCTCTGCGTTCTCGCCGTCAAGCACCTGAAATTTACGGGTAAGGCTTGTAACAAGGACGTTGTACTTCTTGCCGTCTACGGTAAGTTCCATTTATGCACCTCCTGTTACAAGACTCACGCCGCGCCGCCGCGTTTCGCCGCTGTTGTACGGGCCGGTAATGCGTGCAAACTTCGCGCCGTCGATGTAAAGCTCGATAGGCTGACTGCTGTTACCCGTGCCGCCGCGTGCGTCCAGTGCCGCGTTAAACGCATCAATCATGGTAGACAGCGGGGTTTCCACGTTCACGCCGCTTTTCTGATCGCCCAACAGAGCGAGAAATTCGCTGTTCGGGCTGATAACCGCACCATTTGCAAGGGCAGGAATGTCAAGCGAATACGCAGCAGCTGGAGAATCCAGCGAAAATGCGCTTAATCCGCCACCCAATGCGCCAACAAGCGACGAAATACCACTTCCAATGCCACTTCCGATTTTGCTAATCAGGTTGATGACAAAAGAAAGAGCGTCGCCCAGTTTCGTAATGGTATCTGTCAGTCCCTTGATAATAGAAATAACAGAAAAACCGATGAACTGAACGATAGGTTTGATAATGCTCCAAATCGTTTGCAGAATCGGAGCCAGCGCAGATACTACCTTATATACTGCCTGTAACGCCGCTGCAAGAAGATTGAGAACTGCCGGAGCGGCTTCTTCGATAGTCCAGCTCGCAAGCGGAAGTAAAACGTTCTCCCATGCCCACGCAAGGCCGTTCATAATCAGGTCTACAACCGGTTCGAGCGCTGCCATGAAATTGTTAAATGCCGTGACAAGAGGTTCAAAATTCAAACCACTTGCCCAATCCGCCGTTGCCTGTGACATTTTATCAATTCCGGCTAATACATCATCAATAATTTTGAGGATGCTCTCCCAAACAGCTACGCCATTCCCGTTGTATTCCCACGCAGATTGCAGGTTTTCAGCCAGTGATTTTATCGCATTCTCTATATTCGTGATGATGGAAAGAATATTCGAGAAGATACTTTCGCCTAATCCTGCGTCAGTCCAAGCCGCAATAAACGCTTGACCGATAGAATTAACGAGGTTTACAACCGCCGTAATCATTTGTATCAAGGTGTTTATCATCGTTTGTCCGGCATTACCATCATTCCACGCAGCTAAAAACGCTTGACCGATTGCGTTAATTGCCTGAACCACCGTGGTAATGAGGGTCATAATGCTTTGCAGCATGATTTGTCCCGCGTTACCATCGTTCCATGCCGCAATGAATGCTTGACCAATAGAGGTGATAATCTGAATGATCGTATTCAGCAAGTTCATAATTGCTTGCAACATCTGTTCGCCTGTGTTGTTCGTGTTCCACGCATTGGTAAACGCCGTTGCAATGGCGGCAATCAGATCGAAGATGGTTTGCAGCATCAGTTGAATGTTGTTAAGCGTTTCAAGTCCAGTTCCGTTCGTCCAGATTGCCATAAACGACTGACCGATAGCGGAAACCATGTCTTTCAGCGCAGAAAGAGCGTTCTTTGCGCTTTCAATGGTCTGCTGTCCGTACTGCGCCCACGAATCCTGAAATACTTTCCAGAAGTCAGTGAGCCATTGCGGTGTCTGATTTTTTACTGCGGAATAATCCGTATCAAACTTAGGTGCGCTCGGGTCGGTCGTGTTATTGCTGTTATTGGTTAATTTCTGGACTGTATCAAACGATGCAAGAGCCTTTTCAGCTTTCTTCGCAGACGATGCCGTGGAATCCAGTGCATCCGTTTGCTTGTTCAGTTCCTTTGCATTTTCCTGTGCCTGCTGTGCGGTCGTACCGAACACAGACGCGATAAACTGCGCCATCTGTGCCGTTACCTGTGCAAGAGCCTGCATCAGCTTATTCAGCCATGGGATGATAGATTCATAGATAGGCTGAAACGCCGTCAGCAGGTTGCTTTTCACCTGTCCGAACGACTTTGCAAACGTTTGGTTCGCAAGCAGAGCCTTGCCCAAACGGTCAGCCATTGCCGTAAGCGCTTTGGAAATCAAGTTGAAGAACAACGCGCCCGCAACGATAGATCGCAGACGCACACCGAACGACTGTACGCCGCCCGTTGCTTTCTTCATGGACTTTTGGCTGGAACGTCCGAAATTGGCGAATTTGGCTTTGAGCTTGTCAATCGCTGCGCCCAATTTGCCGCCGAGAAAATTTTGCAGACTTCCGACAGACGTTTTCAAGCCAGCGCCCAAACCCGCAATAACTCGTTTCAGCTTAGCCATTTTGGAATTTGTCTGACTTACGAAGTCATTCATTTCCGACTTGGACTGTTTCAGCCCGGCCTTCATGTTCTCTAACTGCGTGGTCTCATTGGCAAGGCTTTGCCGTACATTCTGACCGGCGCTGCTCATCGTGGACGATTGCTTGATCTCGGCAAGCTGTTGTTTCAGTTGTGCCGCTTTATCATCTGCGTTTCGCAGAGCTTCGCCCAATTTATCCGATTCAGCAACAAGCGAATTCAGCTTTTGCGCCGATTCCGAGAATTCCTCCTGTGGGATTGCGCCCGTTGCCGCCTGTTTCAGTTTGGTGTTGTAATCACTCTGAGCCTTTTCAATCTCAGCGTTTACTTCATCCAACCGAGCAGCCAGACGTGCGGCTTCTTTCTCCGTTGCGGCAAGGTCGGCTTGCATTTTAATGCCCTTCGTTCCGCCAGCGGCTACCTTGTTCCACTGTTCAGCAAGTTTATGTACCTTTGCGGCTTGTTTATCTACGGCGGCTGATTGCTTTTCAATGTCTTTCGTCATTTGTGCAATCTGCTTTTTCGCTTGTTCGTCGCTTACAGTAGCGTCGATTCTGATAGAGCCATCCGCCATTTATTCACCGCCTTTCTAATTGATCTGCGCCCAGAAAGCGTCAATAGCTTCCTTTTCCTCCTCGGAAAGTGCGGGTGCAGGGGTTAAATTACGTTTGAGACGTTCGTATTCCTGTTTCTGTTTTCCCTTCATTTTGCTTGTGTCCGTGCCTCTGATTTGCAGGGCATGAGACATTGCCGAATCTTCGTTAAGGCTTTCCATCATTGCCATAAACTCAAACCAGTGCAGATTGACCTTGTGCAGCTCAATGCCGAACGTCTGCCGGAACGATGCGTACAACCGTGCAGAATCGAAATCGAACCACATCATGCGTTTACCGCCGGGTTCAATCTCTCTATCGTCGCCACAGCGAATAAACCACTGCAAACCTTCCAGTGCAATGTCAATGGGTGGCATCCCTGCTCCGTAAAGCAAGGATAATGCCACCCATGCACGGTCATTATCGCTTAAATTCGGGTCGTCCAGTGCAAGGGAAATCTGAATGCCGATTCTGTAATCCGTGCGAATCAGATACCCCTTGTAAGAGCTTGGCAGGCGATCGAGCAGCATGTTAAACACTGCCGACACGCTCCGCGCTGTACTTGCTCATGTTTGCTGCACGCTTCTCAACGTGGCTGTCAATGATGGGGGTAAGCTGTGCGAAGAAATCAAGGAACTGGTCGGAGGACGGAAGCACCGCACCAAACACCTTCGCGCAAGTATTTTCGCCAATCAGCGCGTCGATTTTGTCCCTAACGTCTTTGTCAAACGCTACGATATCGTCCAGAGTGTCCAGAACGTCGCCTTTCTTCTCAGAAATAGCCGTTGCCTTGTCTTTGATTTCATTCAGCAGGTCGAAAAAGCCTTTGACAAAGCTATCATCAGACAGCGGAAGGGAGATCGTCTCTCCCTTGTCGTTGACTTCAATAACCTTTACGCCGCTGTTTACGCGGATACTATCCATTCCTCGTTACCTCCTTATACGGATACGTTCGCAGTGAATACCGGTGCGCCGCCGGTGATCTTAACAGTGCCCGGAATCGGGTCGCCTACATAGTTCAGCGTATATTCCAGCGTCGGGGATTCGCCGCCTGCACCGCCGTAGGTATCAACCTGTACAGATACTTCCTGTACTTCTGCAACATAAGTCGCAGTGTCACTATCACTGGTAGCATTCCACATGTCCACGTTCAGCAGCCATGCGTGAGAATCTGCCAGAGTAGCACGAGCGCGACGCTTCTTGTCGATAAACTCAAACACACCGTCGCCCTTGGTGCACTGCTGAGAAACGCTCATGGTCGGCTGATAGCCGGTAATCTCAGTAGTTGCAGAATCAGAGATAATATCCTGCTCGGTCTCAGTCTGTGCACCGTAGTCCGTAGATGCTTCGGTTACGTTCTTGCCGATTCGTGCCCACTTTGCATCCGAATACTCGCCCATCTTGTCGGACGTATCCAGAAAGTGTGCAATCAGAGGACGTTTAATCTTTTCAGTTGCCATTTTTACACCTCAACTTCATAGTTAATGGTTAAGAGGATTTGGTAATCCTCGGTTAAATCTTCGTATCGAGCGATAAGCCCCGCAGGGGTCGTTCGCTCAACAGATGTGACGGTCATTCCCTCGCCGAGATCAGGCAGGTTTTCTTCCGCCCATGCTCCCAGCTCATTCAGCAAGGATTCAACGTCGAGACGTTCCTCGCTGTCGGTCGGCAGGGCGCGATACATCACGCCGAACGGGTACTGTGCAGCATATCCGCCGTCAATGTACTGTGCGGTTTTATACGCGCTCTGTACACTGGTAAGCATCATGCCTGACCGTTCCGGCGGGAGATATTCAAACTCGATTTCGGGAGCATAGCCTTTCAGCCATAAAAGAACAGCCCGTGAAACACCGTCTTGTTCACGAGCTGTTACCGTGTTCAATTTCTCACTCATCGGTCAAAATCTTGCGCACTCCTTCCCTCCAGTGTCCCTCGTTCACCGCGCGGCTTGCCTCAAACCAGTGCGATTGCGCGTGTTTGTGCACCGCCTTACTGTATTGAAGGTCGCGCTCGGTCAACACCTTGCGCACGCCCTTAGGCGCGAATGTGCTTCCTGTTGCCGGGTCGATCATCACCTTGACGTAATACTGAAAACGTGCATACGGTGAGGCATACACGATGGTATGCCCGTGCCGCTGCACGTTCATTGCCAGTGCTCTGGTTCGCGCCGGAACAAACGGGTCGGTGTCCTTGATGATCTCCTCAACAAGCCACGCGTTCGCCTTTTCCACGCGCCTATCAAGCACGTTGTTTGGCAAGTGCAACTTCATAGAGTAACGTATCATCGTCCGCCCACCTCCAAATGCTGCAACAGGCCGTAGTCATAGCGCGAAACGCTTGTCACCCGGTATGTCTCGTGCTTCTCACGGCATTTCTGGTAACTGCCCTCGTCCGGAACGTCACCACGGGCGAAATAGTCCTTTTCAGACGATAGCGTAAGTTCGCACGGCAGAGGGATATGCAGCGTGACGGAATCCGCGCTGTTAAGTGCGGTTTTCGTCGTCGCTGTGCCTCTGGTGCTTTCCAGCAACACACCTGTAAGCACTGTTCGGCCGGACGGCTGAAAGATTGTCACAGTGTGCGGTAATTTCATGCTGTCACCTTTGCCCTTTCAAACTGTGTCGGCAATTCTGCCGCTTCGGAAAACGCCTTGTATTCGCGCCGTAACGCTTGCAGACGTATCTTTGCATTGTCTGCTTGCTCGGTATCCCCAGCGGCTTCAAACGCCATCCTACGCCGTGTCTGCTTCCGCATAGCTGTTTCCAACTTGCGCTGCATCTGCGTCGCTTCGTAGGCGGTGTAAGTCTTGCCCTGATACTCAAACGGCGGCGGGTCGATGTTCTTTAGTTCATCGTCCGTATAGACGCGCTCAGAAACGCCCTCCAAAAACGGATGCCGATGGTGGTGGCAGTTAGCGCCCTCCAGACCGTCAACCTGTCCCAATCCGCAAACCTTGTAGATATTCGGGTACTTGCTGCTGTCTTTCGTGGCGTATACCTTGCCTTGCCAGCGCTTATGATTTGACCAAACGTGCGGTTTGTCCTTATCGCGTGCTCCACGATGGGCGGTCACTTCGTATAAGTCGGTTTCCAACACCTCGGCCGCTTCTTCGGCATACTTGGATGTAACCTGATTCAGACCGGTTACAATAGCACGCCGCGCCGCAACGTCTGCATGGTTCATCCAACCGGACGCATAATCAACGGTGCGAATACCGCTGTCAGCCAGTTCCCGTACAGCATCTTCAAGTGCCTGCTGCACCGTAAATCCGCCGGAGTAAACCTTCATTTCTGCCTTATCAAGCACAGCCTGATAGGCTTTTGCAATAGGACGGAACACGATTTCGCCGTTCGTCTGCACAGCAAAACCCAAAGAACGGGTAATGTTGCGGTACTCATCGAGCATTTGCTTGCGAATCAGTTCAATTTCTCGTGCCGTCACGATTTCAAGTGGCATTGTAATACCTGCCTTGTCGGACAACTCGCCGTAATACTCGCGGTTTAGCTTTACCGCACGGTCAAGCGCGCTCTGCACTTCCTCCGTGCTGGTCTTGGTATGATTTGCGATACGCCGTTCGATGGTATCCATATCCAGACCGTATGCTTTCAGCGTGCGTATGTCGTTGATCGTTACCTCATTCAGTTCGCCGGTCAGCTTGAATCGGGAGCAAATCTCACGCAACAGGTCATCTTCCATTGCGAGGATTGCTTTCACAAGCGGTTTAGGCGCGTTTTCAAGGTATTCCGGAGTAATAGGATACTTCATCAGCCGATACCGCCATAGAGTAGGCCAGTACCGCACAAATACTGTGCGATAAGTCGTTTTTGCCGATCTTCAATGCTCTGCACCTGTGCAGCAATAGCAGAGTTAGCGCCGTAACTGCGAGACCACGAGCCGACACTCTCAGAGGATACCGCGCCGCCGTCCGTAGAAAAGACGGCGGTTTCTGCGGTTTCCTGATTGTGCATGACTTCTGCCAGCGCACAGTTAAGGCGTTTTACCCGGTGCATTACAGTGTCGCTCAGAACGCCGTCAGAGCGTCCGAGCGTTGCGCAAGAGATAATATCCGCCGCTCTCCCTGCTACGCGGTCGTAATCCTTCTCATCAATCTGATTACCCTTGTAACAGGTGCGGTAAAAGTCATAGTTTGCGTACACGGCGGATTGCTCCTTTCTTTACGACGGCAGGGTTACAGTTGCAATGTACAGGCCGTTCGGGTCGGGCAGAACCGGGATAAACATACCGGATGCCTTAGTCCAGATTGCAACCGGGTCAGGGGTCTGCCACTGGGTCATGGTGATGTACTGGTTCTGCGATGCAGCAGTAAATGCGCCCTGTGCTTCCTCTTCCGGAGTTACACCCCACAGACCAGCGCCGAACGAACCGTTTGCCATAGTTGCGAGGAACGCAATCTTGTTCTTCGGGAAGTAGCGCTGAGTAGTCAGCGTGCCATCTGCCTTTTCGTAGTTGTAAACCTGATCGTTTACAGTGATTCGCTCAATGCCGAACAGACGGGAGAACAGGCTCGTAATCTCGTCCTGAGTTGCCAGACGGCCCGCAAAAGCAGAGCCGAAAAGCGCGTTCTGGATAACAGCGCTCTTAGCAAGCAGGCTGAGAACAGCAGAGCTGGTGACGATCTCGCGCAGTACGCGGCCGGTTGCAATAGCAGCGTCGCGTACGCCCTGAATATCGTCGAGGATGGTCTTTGCCTTTGCCTCGGTAGACCAGTCGAAAGTCTTGTTCGTGTGGTCGGTCGGAACGCCGAAGTCGATAGTGGTATTGACGTGGTTCTCGTTGATGGTCATCTTGCCGGTTGCAAGAAGCTCCTGCTTTGCAACCTCGGTACGGGTCTTTACACCCTCGGCCAGACGCGCCATATCGTCAAAGATATAGTCGAGAATCTCGTTGTTGGTGCTTACGCCGTGGTTGCGGAGCAGGCGGACACGCTCAGAAAGGTTGATCTTGCGCTTGATGAGCAGCTTCTCAACGGTTACGATGCTTGCAGTCGGGCGGGAGCCGATCTGTGCCTCTGCGTCGAGCGCGTGCACGGTTGCCATGGTCGGCAGGTATGCGCTGTCAGACATTGCGAGGTACTTTGCGGTGATATTCTGGGTCTTCTGGTCGGGGAACAGACGGTCGCCGGACAGCTCCGGGCGTGCAATTTTGAAATTCTGACCGAAGTCCAGCAGGTCAGCTTCTTTCAGCAGTTCTACAAATTCCATAGGTTATTACTCCTTTACGCTCTGGTGGTTTCCGGCGCGTTAACAAAAACAACGCCGCTCTTTTCGAGGGTGGACTTTGCGCCAGTCTTGGAGCTATCGTCCGCGCTCGGCTGTGCGGGCAGGCGGTTTGCATATACACGGCCAGCAACAATAACAGCAGCTACACGGTCGCCGTTGGTTACGTCCACGTCCTCAAACACAATGCCCTCTGCGGTGTTGTCGTTCAGCGGGAAGATAGTGCCCTGCTTGACAACCTTTCGATTGCCGTCAGCGGTGCCGAGGGTTGCAGGAATGAGACGGGTCTTGGTAATCAGACCAACTTCGCTTGCGAGGATAGACGGCTTGCGTGCACCGTCAACTTTGTTTACATAAGTGCCCATAGGTTATTTACTCCTTTCCTTTGGGTGCGAACTGTGCGGAATACCGCTGTGCAGCCAGACCAGCAGCACTTACCGTATGCGGTGCGGGATTCTGAATCGGATTTGCAAACGTCGGAGCGGGTTTTTCGCTTTGAAATGCCGCCGGGTCGGATTCCTGCTGCTTCTTGCAGTAATCGTCAAAGCCGGTCAGCGTGCCGTCCTTCATTTCCAGTTTGTTTGCGGTCAGGTCAGCGATAAATGCCTTTTCTGCCGCCTTGGAGGTAAACTTAATGCCCTTTGCAGTGATACCGGCGCGTACTGCGTCCGCATAATCGCGGGCATCGAGCTTGCTCTGGAATTCTGCGGTGTCGGTGTCGTACTTCTTCTGCAAGGTGTCGAGCTTGGTCTTCAAGTCGTCCGCGTCACCCGCATTCTTCTTCAAGTCCTCAATGTCCTTGTCGCGCTGGGTGAGCTGGTCGCGCAGGTCGGTAACGTCTTTCTTGGCTTCTACCGCCTGCTGCTTGTACTTCTCAACATCCTTGCCGTTCAGTGCAAAAACCTTGTCTGCCTGTTCGTCAGTCAGACCGATTTCCAACAGTTCTTCTTTCTTCATGTGTGTACTCCTTTCAGATTAGGCGTTTTAGGTGGTCGCCGTCACCGATCTGCCTGCACTTTTAGGCTTGCAGGATAGCCAATTTCCGTAGTTTAATGCCGTTGCGGGCATGAAAAAAGCGCCTTTCGGCGCTGGATTCACTTTATCAAAGTGTGCTATGCGATTTTCAAAACCGATTATTCGATTTTCAAAGTTGTTCGATTTCGTCCCAAGAAACGCAGCCGATTTTGATTTCTACGTCACGTTCGGGCGAAATAACCAGCTCATAACGTGCTGTGGGATTTGCTCCCAAAACCGATTCGCAGAATGTCTGTTCGACAGAGATTAAATCGCCTTCATACCCTCTGCACCTTACGCGGGGTAAAGAATTGTGTTTATCCATGTTCCGTCCTCCTGATATCCGGTCATTTCTCGTCATCTATTAGCTTTTCAGCACCCGGCATCATTGCTCTTGCTTCTTCCTCGGTTACGCCGTACTTCTTTGCAATGTACAGCTCGCCTCGAATAAGACCGGCAGAAACGTCATTGCGCATATCCGCAAGTTCTTTCTGCTTGCTCTCGGTGTCCTGCACAACGCCGTCTCCCCAATCGCACTGCAAGTCCCAATCACCAGCAGGTGCAAGACCGTAAAGCGTGGTGTATACGTCCATGCCGTACAACAGGCCGTTCAGAGCGTGTTCAAGTGCCGCCTGCGTATCCCTCACAGTGACGTACATTGTCTGCTTACTGGATACGATCTCGGTTGCGGTTGCGTTTACCGTCTGCGGGTCAGACAGCGTTCCGAAAGACAAGCCGCAGTTCAGCTCGATCATCTTCAATGTGTCTTGGAAGCCTTTGTATAGCGCATCGTTGCGGAATTCCGGCGAAAACTCCTGATAGAAGTCTACGTCTTCAAACGGCATCCGGCGGAACATACGGTCACGGAGCAGCGGGTTCGTGTGCGATAGTCCGTGCTCATCTACAACGCGCTGCGGAATCGCAGAATCACTCATCAGGATACGGCGTTCGCCGCTTTCATATTCCCACATGAGACGTTCCCACTGCTGGTCAGCCTGCCGGATGAGGTCAACTGCTGCGCCGCTGTAAAGCGACACACCGAGTGGACTTTCCGGCTCGATGTTGTTTGCAATCGGCACCTTGAAAAAACCGAAAAGCGGGCGTTCTACGTTCTGAATCGTCGTTTCCGGCGCAATCTGTGCCCAGTCCTCTACAGTATTCAGCGGTACTTCCGAGCCGATACTACCGTTCTTGTCGGAGTTGTACGCCTTGTTCTTGATGGTGTACACGCCGCTTTTCAGTTCGTGGTACTCCAATTTGGTATAATATCGGTTCTTTTCTCGCTTGGTATCCGCGAATACTGCTGCTGTGATCTCTCCGTTGCTGTCAACGCTGACCGGGTACGCGCTGCCGACTGTGTTAAAGTCCACAAGCACACGGTTCTCTGATACAAACGGCTTGTAGAAGAAACCGCCGACCGAGAGACCCTTTTCAACGTCAATTCGCATGTGTGGAATCATACCGCGCAGGCTTTCGTTTAGGAATTCTGCTCGTGCGCCGCCATCAACAGTGATGGTGCTTTCAATGGTGGTTGGGCGTGCTACTGCTCGGCAGATAGCCGACGGCAGACCGCAAGACGTAACATTCCGGTTGCCGTGCTGACCGAGCCACTCGGCATCGTCCATATACATCCGTCGCCACAGGTCAATGTTTGACTGCATCGTGGAATCATAGACCGCCGTCGCCCCTGTCAGTTCTTCAATTTTGTTTGCCGGAATCATTGCTTGCCTCACCGCCTTTATTAACTGCTTCAACCGTTCAAACATTCACAAGCCCCCTTGCTCTAACCTCTCGGCGCACTATCGTCTGGAAGTAATAGCGTGATGTGTCCATATCATGGTCGAATTTCTTGATGACCGCATCTTCGGGGGATTTATCGTCCCACATATACATGCCGAATTCGTCGATTGCCCCGGTACAGCTTGCATTGTACTGTGCATAACCAGCAGCAAGCAGCGTTCCCATCAGGCGGATACCGTCAAGCACGCTGTTGTCTGCGTCACGCACACGGAATTTACCGTGTCTGCGGATTGTTTCCTTGAACGATGCAGCCGAGGGGTCAATAATGATCGCCTCGATATACTGACCACCAACGAACGTTTCAAGATCGGCGTAGTATTCCTCATCTGTTTTCTGTTTCTTCTCCTTGCGGCTGTCGTGCCGATACGCACGCACGCAAGTTGATTTGCAGGTCATTTCATCAAACCGCCAAAGCTGGAACACGGTCGGGTTAATCGTGCCGTAGTCACAGGCCACAAACCAGCGATTGCCGGAACCTTCACCATCCGTAACGTGCAGTTCGGTCGAGAACATAGGATAAACCAGACCCTCTGCAACACGTCGCATACCGAGGATATCACGCTGATACCAGATGCTCTTGCGGTCGTATGTCGCAAGGATTTCTTTCAAGCGTTCATCCGATACGGAAAGGTTGTCTGCAATGGTGAAATGTCCGTAGTTGAAACCGTAGTTTGGGTTCTCCCGCTGCTTCTCCATATGGAAGTTGAGCACGTCTGTGTAGTACGGGTGGTTCTCGCCCTTCGGGTTAAGATCGTGATAAATGCCACGGTCGCCGCTCGTCATGGTACGGTCAAAGACTTCCTGAACAAACTTCGGGTGACACTCGTTCGCCTCAGTAATATACGCAAGGCCGTAGGTGTTGCCCTTGATGTTCTTCTCGTCACCGTCTTTACGGCCGCCGGAAACGAGCACGATCTTCTCGCCTACCGGAGTTCGCACATAAATGCAATCGCGATTCTGATACTTGCCTACCCGACAGTTTTTCTCGCCAAAGTAGTTAATCATGCCGTATCCGTCGCAATCGATGATATTCAGCATCGCCGATGCAGTGGACACGCCCGCAATCAGGTGGAAGCGATTCGGGTGCTTTTCCAATCGAGCGCAAAACGCCGTTGTTTGCAATACGTTCTTACCGCCACGTTTTCCGCCCTCAGCCACGTTGAACCAGCTATGAAGCGAACGATAGAAGTAATCCACTTGCTTCTTTGTAAAGGGTGCGGGGATATTATCCATCTTCAAAATCCTTTATGTCTCTGTCCGGTGCGGGCTTCATCAGCATATCAACGAGCGGCTGCACGCCGTTGTCGTTGTCGCTTTCCATCGGTGCAGGGGTATCGCTCTGCCCGAGGTACTGCCTACCTAACCAGATCAGCATTTGTATATTTCCACCTTTAGCCGCCTGTACCTGCCAATGTCTCAAACGCAAGCGCATCTGTGACACGCCGCGCACATAAGCCGCCCTTACATCCTTGCGATTCAGAAAGTTTCCTCTCGCAAAGTCCAGAGCGTCCGCAATGTCCGCTTGGGTGTTGCCCTCTGCGGCAAGTTCTTCGACGGCTGCAAGATCAATTACTTTCTTCGGTCTGCCTCTCGGCATTTCATAACCTCCTTTCACCCAATAGAAAAGCACCGGGAAAGTCTCGGTGCTTTGTCTGTTGAGTTGTGTTTGCTTAGGTCGAGGACGAGCGAGCGCCACGAGCGCCAGCCGCACGACGGCCAACCGCTACGCTACGACGGCGCACACCGCCAGAACGACCACGGTTTGCAAGTCTGCCACTACCATAACCACTACCCATGCTTCACACCTCCTTTCAAATATACAAAAAGGACTATCTTTCACAGATAATCCTTTCCGTTATATTTATTCACCAATGATTTTGCTCAAATATTCTTTTGAGCCTTTGCCGATTCTCGCAAACTTCATATCTTCGGTTTTAATCGGACGCTTGACCGCCCGCGCGAATTCCTTGCCTTCGATATACTTTAGATCAGTATCGAATTCGAGGGATGCAAGAAATTCCTCTTTCTGCGCTCTACTGGTAAAACAGATACAGCACCAGTATTCAGTGTCGCACATATCACGGAATCGCTTGTTCTCAGCGCCCATGCGCTCACGGAAACTCTTTTCTACGTCTCCCAGTTCATCGAGGCACTCGCTTTCGAGCTGCTCTAATTCAATGTGATCATCTTTTGTTTCCTTAACTTCGTCGTCGTTCCAATATCCCATTACAGTTCGCCCCTCCTGAATAACTCCAACTCTGCCAGCGGGAACCATGTGATAATCTTCTCATAGTCTCGCGGGAAATTCTCCTTGATCGGCTTCAAGAACCGATAATCAATACCATCGAACGTTCTGCCGAACAGCTTATAGTCTACCGGCAGCCGAACACCGCTTGCATCAAATTCGCGCAGCAGGTCGGCCTTTACCCAGTCGAACACCGGATAGAACCGCTTTGCATTGTGGTTGATCGCTCCATGTGTTTTCATGGCGATACGCCGCATTGGGCTGTCTGCCATTCTAACGCCGGTCGCAGTGTATACGCATTCCGGCAGACGCTTGCATTCGCGGATGATCTCGCCAATTTCGGCATCGTCATATTCTTCGCCCGGCAAATCCAGCGCCTCGATCTTGGTTACATGCTCCGGCGATTGGAAGACCAGATTTCGCAGCAGCCGGTACAGTGATCTGTGCGGCAGTCTGTAAATGTGAGTGCCGAAAAAATCCTCATAGTATGCGAGGCTGTTTTCGACGAATTCCAGACCCGGCACAGTGTAACAATAATACGGGATTACATGCTTGAAATACTTCCTCAACTGCAACCACGCTGCAATGCTGTCCTTACCTGTGGAAAATGCTAAGATCGCGGTATCGCATTCCTCTGCCATAGTACGGCACAGGCTCTCGCCGCTGCTTGCATCTACTCTATCATACACTACGCTTTGTCCTCCTCTTTGTCTCGCTCCATCTGGCAATCAATCGCACGGGCGATAAAGCCATTCACGCTTTCTCTCCGGCCTTCTACATGGGATTTGATTTCTTCTTTCTTGCCTTTCGGCAGGGTCAAATTAACCCGGTCATAAGCCTTGTTGATGTACTTATTTGTTGCTTTCTGCTGTGCCTTGCTGGATGACATATAACAGCACCTCCTAACGATAGCTATTATACGCCTCATATATATTTGTGTAAATATACACAATCCACAAATATACTTGCGCAAATATAGTTATTTTGCCCATTGCTATACTTGCGCAAATATATTATACTATAGTCACAGTAAAGGAAACGAACACCGAAAGGAAGTAATCAATATGACCGCAACCGAGAAAATCGCAATCTCCAAAATCGCAAGCCTGACCGATGATCAGCTTTTCGCTACATGGGAAAGCACCGAGAAGTACGACAGAGAAAGCCACATGGCACAGGTAATGCTTCGCGGCTGGTGCATGGATGAGATCGAGAAGCGCTACCCGGAAGGCTTCGATGAATGGCTCGATTCTGACGCACTGGACAGCGAGCTTCGCCACTACTGCATTAAGTAAGGAGGTAACTACAATGGCCGCAACGCTCAACCCCATGTGCATCAACTGCGCCAAACTCAACAAAAGCTGTAACGGCACGACAAACCAAGTATGGACTGGCTGTATCTACAAGGAGGTAAAGTAAAATGATGAATTTCGAACTGACCCGCGGTGATAGCCTCTGTGTAACAATGGCGCTGACAACAGTTATCTGTAATCTGATCAGGGAGCAGGAAGACCCGAACACCACCGCCGATCGGCGGGAGGTAGTCGAGGAAAGCATTGAGATGTACAAGCGGATACGCGCAGAAATCAGAGATCAGCGCAACGCACAAGAATAACGGTTCTCGCGGGTTCACCCTTAAAGCCCGCACCCATAAATTTTAATTTGGAGGTACACACCATGACTTACACCTACGAGATCGAGCGCCGCATCTGCACTGAGTTCTGCAACAAGTACTCATTCGCCCACTGTGAAAGCTGTCCGCTTTACAAGGCGTGCTGTGGATTTGAGAACGACATGAGCAAGACCACCGAGGAGAACGAAAGACGCTTTGAAGCCGGACTTGTAAACGCCCTCGCCGCTTACGACGCACAGCACTAGCGGAACATATCAAAAATACTTTTACGCAAAAGTATTAACTTCCGCATAAAAGTATTGACTTTCGTGTAAAAGTTTGCTATAATAAAAATACAGAAAGAGATAAGACACAAAGCAGGAGGTAATTATTATGTTAGCAACTCTCACTCTGTTCTGCGAGCCAGCCGAACGCCTCGACGAAGCAAAATCCACGCCGAACTATCCCGTCAAAAAGTATGACGCTTTTGTCGTTACCGAGGACAGCGTGGAATCCGACCGTCAGGTCGGTAGACTTGGTTGGAGCACCTACGGCGGCTCTATTGCCTTGCGGCGTGTCCTTATCGAGATACCGGAAGGTGTGCATTACGGCCGCTGCAATTTCGGCGGCTATCATAGTACGGGGATGGAATACTACGGCGACTACGACGCGCACGACGGCAATCTTTGCTTAGTGCCTGTCACTGTCGGCAAGCCTGCCAGCCTGCGCGAGCACGGCGAAAACCTCGAAGCCGCATTCGATGCCGCGATTGATTCCGGTATCTTTTTCTCCATCCCGAACGAGGACGGCGGCCGACACACGGAACGCGCCCACATTTACAAGGTCGGCGAGGTCATGGATAAGGCACACGGCGATAAATGGCCAAAAGGCAAAATCTCCGTTGCAGATATCCGCGAAGCCGCAGGCTTAACCCAGCAGCAGCTTGCAGACGTGACCGGCATCCAGCTGCAAACCTTGCAGCAGATCGAAGCCGGTAAGATCACCGCCTACGAGGCAGGCGAGAATTACCGCGAGAAGATCGCCGAAGCGCTGAACTTTTACGACTATCAGAGTATTTTCTAATCTCGAAAGGAGCACCCAACAATGAATAAAGTAATCCGCGGCAAGCGCTACAACACAGAGACCGCGAAGCTGGTTGGCACGTGGGAAGCCAACGAGCCGGAAAACTCAGACTTCTGGGAAAAGGAAGAACTCTACCAGAAGCGAAGCGGCGAATTCTTCCTGATCGGTCAAGGCGGCGCACAAACGCAGTATGCACGTTTTTCTATGAGCGGCGAAAGTAAGCCGGGCATTGAACTCCGTCCGATCGAGCCGGAAGAAGCGTCTGACTGGGCCGAGGAACATCTCACGGCCGATGAATACGAAGCACTTTTCGGGCCGGTTGCCGAGGATGGCAGCCGCGGCCGCATTACTCTAACACTGCTCAACTCCACCATTGACACCGTGCGCCGCGAAGCGCAGCGTCGAAAAATGAATTTTAACGAGTACCTCGAGAAGCTGATCGCTCAGCAGATGAAGGAGGACCAGAAATGAAAGTTCAGTTATTCTCCACGCCTTCCGCGTATCCCGCGTATTATCTCCGCTTGAAAGATGGCGTTTACGATCGAGTAAACGCATTCCCCGCTCCTTGTACCGCACCGGGAACGCCGATCGACCAGCGCTATGCACGCGCAATCGACAAAGACAGATATTTTCCGGTTATCACCTCATCGCATGACGGATATATCTTTTTCGGTCTGCCGGAAGGTGCCGAAGTTTACACCGCAGCCGAGGTGGCCGCCATTGACCGCCCGAACCGCGTCAAAGAATAAAATACCTTGTTTCTCTATGACAAACCCCGCTCACCAAAGCCATAAGGTGAGCGGGGTTTGTCATTATACGACTGTTTCGGTTTTGCAGGACTCGCACCCGCTTTCAGCCACTATGCAAACCGGTATACCTCCACAGGGAGGTATGAACGCTATCGTCGCGTCTGTACGTCGGGCTTTTACCGAGGCTTGCGCCGCTGTCCAGAACGGTTTGTATGAAATCCAGAGAGGTAATAACCTCACTTTCGCAAGTTTACTTGTGTTCCGTCCTGTGTGATTAGGTATGCCTATCGCAAGAGATAAACAGGCTGGTGCTCTTTCGCGGCGTGTACTTAGCCGCCCGAAAGCGCCATATCGGCTTTGTTCGCGCCGGTTGTTTTGCTCTCGGCTCACTAAGTCCGTGTGAGTGCTTATCCGGGCAGCACTCGCCCTCTCATTATGGGCTGTTCGGCGTTGCTCTCCGTCGTGTCGCAGTTGCTATCGGTCTGTAATCCGGCTGATTCCCTCGTAAGGTTACAGCGGGGAGCGACCCCGGTTGCGGCGTGCCTGCAAGCACCCGCTGAACTCTGCAAAGCCGTTGCAGCAGCTTCACAGGCGTTCGGAAACAGATTGTCCGTCTTTCCGGACCGCCAGAATATTATCGTCCTCGTTGGAGGCGTTGCGCTCCCTCTGCCTCATGCAGCTTCGGGAGCAGATCACCTTGCACGTTGTCCACCATGCAAGGCTTGCCAAAAGTCCGCTACGTTACCCGTCCGGCTTCATGCAGCCATCCGGGCATGTTTGCGGTGTCTGTTGCCCGCAGACACCGCACTCCATTCTCAATTTTTTAGCGTGAATGTTATTACTCCGTCACCCTCATGCAGGCTTCGGAGCATATCGGCGTGCCGCGCAAAAGACACGCCGAAAGAATAGAAAGGATAATCAATGCCTTCGTTCCGCGAAAGGCGTCTTGCTCCTCTGCCCTCATGCAGACTTTGGAGCAGGTCAGCGGCAGGTCTCCCCACCGCTTTAAGTAGGTATTTGGGGTTAAACAGAAAGGCTTGTCACCCGTCAGCCCTCACGCAGGCTTCCGGGCGTGTACCCGCCTTTCGGCGGGCTGAAAGCGGAGGAACGAAACTCCGTGATTCCGCCCTTTAGGGCTTTTATCACGATATCATTATACCACCATTCTTTGTAGTATTGTGTAGCCCGTTTTCCACAATGTTATGCACAGCCTGTGCGTATATGTTCTACTGCCCGTAATGCCCGTGCGTGCATCTTTCCGCGAACGTGCACTTCGTTGTAATTCATTCTCTCGGCGGTCTCTCTCCACGTTCTACCGTTCACGTAATGTTCGATCAGCAGCGCCCGCAGCGCCGCATCCTGTACCTTAGCCGTTGTGCTGATAATCTCGGCCTTAATCAGTGCAAGCCGTTCCTGCTCTCGCTGTATCTTCTCGGACAGGGCAAGATACGCATCCGCCTTGTTTGCGGTCACGTCACCGCCGCCGCCCGGCGTGTCCTTGATCGTCGCTGTTGCGCTTGTCGCCCGCGTCCACGCCCTTACTCGTGCTTCTTCCAGTGCAGAGATTGATTTTTCAAGGTCAATCCCTCGTCTGAGCCATTCTTTAGTCGTCGTGCGCCACTACCTCCTCCGTACCGTGTTGTGTATATCGCCTACGACGGCTTATTCTCGCCGCCTTGCGGACGCAACCTACACCCGGTTCACATCCGCGCGATTTCCCCGTGTCGATCAAATAATGACGCGCCCATAGCTTAGGGCCTTGGCTTGTACCCAGTACCCGCCAGTATGCGCACCCAGCGCATTCGCTTTTCTTTTTCATGCTAATGCTATTCCATTCTCCCGCAGTTCTTCAATCAGATCGTCGATTTTAACGTATTTTCGGGCGATACTGTCTGCGAGGTAGTTTGTTTCATCCCATATCCGACGTAATCGGTCATAGTCGTACCCTTCTTTATCCCGTAGAACGCTAAACATAATTGCCCATGTAGACGCAACCGCCGTGTTCGTTGCGTCGCGTTTGGCTTTTTCTATGTCACCCTGCGTCGCCGGTATTCGGTATGGGTTGACTTTCTTTTTCTTCGCCATTTCCGTACCTCCAATTTTCATACCGCCGCATCTCGTTCAGATACTGCCGCATCTCCGCGCTGTACCGTTTCACTTCTCGTACTCGGCTACGTTCTGGTTAATGACAATACTGCGCTTTTCTTTCTCAGCAATCCCCGCAAGCAGCCAGTTCACCTCGTCCTGCGCCATGTCGTCAACAGCTGACAACCAATCAGGTTCCATCCGCATTTTCGGGTTGATGTATCGCATCAGCTTGTAATGCACGCGTAGTGTATATTCACATATCGCATAAAAAAGCCGCATCGTGTCTGCATCCTCTTGCGGTCTGCCGTGACAGTAAGCGTACTTGTGCGCGATCTTGATTGCATCCGCCGTCGTCAATCCCTCACAGGTGCTAAACGTGTACATATCTTTCTTCATTCTTTCTCATCCTCTCCGAGCATATCAAGGTACTTTCTCGCCATCGCCGCCACCTGAATTGCCTCGCAAGCCGCCGCTTCGGCGTACTGTTCAACGAGAGCCACATGCTGCGCCGTCTGGATACCATCACGGATGCGGTGCCATAGCTGCTCCATTGCCATTTCGATACTGGTGCATTCTTCTTGCAGTTCCTCGGCTTCTTCCTGCATTACCGCCCACCCCTCATGCGGGCTATGGAACTGTGGGAACCGCTCATTTGCAGCTTCCAGTTCCTTTTCCACGAGCTTTTCAACATCTTCACTCACTGCGTTCATCGTTTTCCTCCTGCGTAAACGCCGCTCCGCAATTTGCGCAGAATCGCGGCTGTCGATACCTTTCGTTCATCGTCATCATCGTATCCGCACTGCAAGATATACACTTGTAAACCTCGGTGTACCATTCCTCCACGCCCATCTTGATGTACTTAGCCGTCATGCAAATCCTCCTAACGCTGCTCTAAGCAGCATAATCGCCAGTGCTGCTAACGTGCAGCCTGTAAATACCAACAACATTCCGATCAATACGCGGAACGCAATTTCTTCAAAATCCACCGTATCACCTCAAACACAAATCATCGGCGGGTGCGGAATCTCCGTATCTACCGGTCTCCACAGGTGCAGGCAGTACGGATGGTTATTGATGTACTCCGACTTAGGCGGGTGGAATTGCATAACGCGCTCGTCCTCGCCGAAAAACATATCCTTAATAGCGCACATCTCGTCCCACGTCGGGCAGCACTTGCGCTGTGCAGAGCCGGGCGAAACGCTGACGTGCTCCCATCCCATGCCGTTGCTTGCGATCACCCGGAACGACTTGCCGCCGACATACACCTTGAAAACACCGTTTCCGCTGTCGCCGGTGCATCCGTAAAACTCGCGTTCTCTGTCTTTCAGTCGGAACTTGTCCAGCTTGTGCAGGTCAATCATACAGGTTCACTCCTTCAATCTCCGCACGGATTTCCAACGTATACAGATAGTCAGACATGTGCTCACGCTGTGCTTTTAGCAGCTCGATAGGGCATTTCAGCGTAAAATCAAGCGTGCCCGCCGCGTGCTTAACAAGTAGCCGATTCAGCTTTTCATAGCGTTCCTTCGTCTCGTGGTACTCGCGCTTCATGCGCTCCTGCCATGTGTCCGGCGTAACGCCCATCTGGGCGGCGATTTCAGCGATGGTCATTGTGGTAATCCTCAATCACATCAATACCGTATTCAATCGCGCACTCGTTCTCGATACGGCAACCGCGATACTGTTCCCAGTCTTTCGCAAAATACGCCACATCAGCCGTTGACAGCAGTTCCAGCGACTTAGCCAGATACCAAAGCGGACGCGCGTCATGCGGTGCGCTCCGGAAGAACGAATCAATCACTTCCACCGGCTCACCAAGTTCACGCTCTGCGGATTCGATAGCTTTTGCGCGGACTGCGAGAATTTCTTCGTCCGTTCTGCCCTTCATAGGCTGAGAAATAAATAACTTTTTCATTTTTCTACCCTCTCATACGTTTTCTCGAAAATATCCGGCTTGCCCGTCCACCGGATAGCCTCAACCACAATAGGTTTCTTTCTGTACTTCATTCCGTTACTCCCTCACATTCCGCCCCGCAAGCCGCATAGCCTGCAAGATCAATCCAACTGTCAGCCTTTCCGCCGCCTGCCGCAATACGCGCAATCTTGAGCAGCGCCATCATTACAGCAACGTCCTTTTCATCTACGATCGTATTTCCGTGTTTGCCTACGCTTATCCGGTCAAGGTATACGCTCCACAGCTCCGCAATCGCTTTGAAGTTATCCTCCGGCGTGCCGTAGTCCTGCTCGCGCTGTCCGCATACGCACTTCTCTGCCGCGTGCAGGATGTCCGCACGGGTCAGCTTGCGCTTCACGTCCTCGCTGTGCTTTGCGGCCGTCTCGGCAATGTCGGGCGTGTCGTCCTCGATTACCTCATAGCCCATGAGTTTTGCGTTCAGCCGTACGCGCCCCATATCTGCGTCCTCATATGCCCGTATCATACTCTGTCGCGCATTGCCCGCGAATGCTATTCCCCTCTTTTCGCCATTATAAAACATCTTGCGATCTCCGAGAAAAAATGCGTTCACAGCGTCCTCGAAGCTCTCGTAAACCTTCCCGTCTTTCTTAAATTTCATCGTCCGCCCTCCTGTTCCATGCTTCAACAGCTTCTTCGTATCTATCCCTGTTGGTAACAGGTGCTATATATTCTGCTCGTGAAATTACACTGTTCTGCCGAAAATAAATTCCGCATTTTTCACAACCGACACGACATTCGATGGTGAAAATAGGCATACTCACCATATACAGATAGTTCGCTTTGCGTTCACAAGAAGCGGATGCCTCTCCCCCGCAGAACGGACAAGATTTAAGTTCAATCATTGTCTGCACCTCCGTCTATTTTTTGTTCCAATTCATCCTTGTTCTTTTCATAAAAGTCATTTAATACTTTTATGGCTTCGCAGAAATGTTCTTTGCAAAGATAAATAGTCGTATATCCGATAATTAAACAAATTTCACTGTCTTTGCAGTGAAACCCGCCATTCTCTATGCAACGCTGGCAACATCCCTTGGTAATATCAATATGCTTTGGCGACTCGGGAGGCTTGACTTCATGTGTCGGAATACCGAGAAATTTTCTAATCTTATTCCACATCATTTTCCTTCACCCTTCTTTCTTCCGCTTCTTTCAGCGCAAGAAACACCATCACATACACATGCCTCGAATACGCATTGTCAATGGGAATCAAAGGCGCTATAAAGTGCCAACAATCCATGTAAGTAATTTCAGCCATCGTTTTCCTCCTTGATCGTCACGAGTAGTTCAACCGCTCGGCCATCTTTTATTTTTCGGTTCACTCATCTCTCATCGCCCTTGCTACAAGCTCCTGCAGTAGCTCCATCGTGCTGTACTTACTCAAATCCGGCTTTTCGTCTTTCGGCTCGTCTACCAGCTCTGCGGACTTGCGCCGCAGCTCGTTAACCGTCATCGCTTTCCTCCGGCATATCATCCATCTTAATGCGTTCCTTCGCCATTTCGATTGCAAGGCGGTATACCTTGGCGTGTGTGTTATCTCCGTGCGTTTTCTGTACTGCGGCGGCAAACTCGTCCAAATCTCCGAAAAAGCAACCTACAATTACTTTGATTTTTTTATCCCGGCAGGCGAAGAAAGTTGCCGTGTCATCGCGCGAACCAACATTGGAAATCCAGAAAATCGCACCGCGCTTGTAAACCCGTGCGTTGCCGGAAACCCGTGCGTCGCCGTAAACCCGTGCGTTGCCGTAAACCCGTGCGTTGCCGTAAACCCGTGCGATGCCGTAAACCCGTGCGTTGCCGAAAACCCATGCGTCGCCGCAAACCCATGCGTTGACGAAAACCCATGCGTCGCCGTAAACCCGTGCGTTGCCGGAAACCTGTGCGTCGTCGCAAACCTGTGCGTCGCCGTAAACACATGCGTTGCCGGAAACCTGTGCGTCGTCGCAAACCTGTGCGTCGCCGTAAACCTGTGCGTTGCCGGAAACCTGTGCGTTGCCGGAAACCCATGCGTTGCCGGAAGCATCAAGGTTTTCCTCTTTTTCAATCCATCCGCCCAGTTCCCCAGCTCCGACTTTCCCGAACGAAATCAACGCCCGAATGCGATGCAGGGTATTCCCTAAAATCGCTTTGGTTTCTCCGGTAAATTCAAACTTTTTATTCATTGTTTTCCTCCCATTCTCCGCAACCGCTTTCCGCGTCCATAAAATCCGCCCCGTGCTCGCTGTCACCGTTGCAGCAGACACCGCAAAACGGTTCGTACCACTTGCAGGTTTTGCAGGTTTTCATGCGTTTCCTCCCCATTGTTCAGCCATAGCTTTTGCAATGCCCGGGAACGTCTTGCTTCTCGCCTTGGCGCGGTCTGTTGTGAACATCCCCTTATATCGCTCGTCGTGCTTGTGGCTGTAACTTCCGCTTGGGCACCATGTTGCAACCGGATCAACAACATTTGTCGGGGTTAACATCGGTAGATTTTTCAGCCACAGGCACGTTTTTTTGGTGTACGGATGCCCGAACTGATACGGCTGTACAGTCTGTGTATAGTCCGGCATAGCAAACACCTTACTCGGTATTGGGTTTTCCACCGCGACCCGTGGAACTCGTGCGTTATAAAATGCCATGAAAAAGTCTCTTGCCTGAATTCCAAGCATAACGCGGTCAGCTTGGAGCTGATGGTTTTTCCAAAGATGTCGCGCCCCGGCGTTGCTGAGGTATGTGCACGGCGGATGAGCGATCAGCAAGTCCCACCTGCCCACTTCATGTGTCTGTCCGTCCATGGTGATCAACTGCCCCCCCCTCGATAGCCTTGAGTGCATCTCCGAGGATATGCCACTCAGGATGACCGCCGGACGGCTCCTGAATATCGCAGGAGTAGGCTTCGTGTCCTTTTTCGCGGAACGCCTTGCAAACCGTCTGTGATTCCTCACAGGCAACTAAGACCTTCATTTACACCACACCCTCCAACCCAATCTGCACCGTTTCCGGTTCTTTCAGCATTTCATCTTTGGCAAGCCGGTAAAACTGCTTGTCCAGTTCAAAGCCATAGCTGTTTCTTCCCAGCTCCCGCGCCGCTCTGAGCGTCGAACCGCTCCCGGCGCATGGGTCAATTACCGTGTCGCCCGGGTCTGTGAAAATCTCAATCAGCTTTTTCAGCACCTTCACCGGCTTCTGCGTCGGGTGCAGCTTGGGAATCTCTCTGCCGTCCCGTTCCCAGTCGATATGGTCAAACACCATCTTTCCGCTTCCGCGAATGACCTTGCCGTCCTCGTCGTACTGCCTGCCGTTGTTAAACTTCGGCAACTTGTCGCGATACAGTACAACCGCAAATTCGGTTGCGCCTACAATGCGCATATTGGCTTTGAGCACCTGCGCCGAGTAGTTTTTTGTGAAAAACAGCGGATAGCTGTTCTTGAACCCGTACCGCCTGCCGTACTCCATCACTGTTTGTATCTGGTCGAACGCGCAAAATACAATCATTGCCGGTGCGGCGTTCTTTTCCTTCGGTTCTTTCTTCAAAAGCCGATTACAGAAGTGCATATACTCTGCAATCTTGAAATAGCCGTCAGTCCGAAAGAAGCTGCTCTTTGCCTTCTTGCTCTCGCCGTTCTTGTTATCTCCGCCAACATACCACATCGGGTTGCTCCCGTAAGCGTCCGCGCCGATGTTATACGGAATATCCGCAATAACAAGCTGCGCTTTCGGGATGCCGTACCGCTTGTAATTCTGGAAATTGTCGTTGAACAGCTCGCATTTCAGCTCCTTCATTCTTCGTCCCTCCCAATAATCTCGATCTCCACCCGCGGATTTTTTGAATCTACATAAAAGTGGTCTTCAAATCCGATAATGTTCTTCCAACCGTCATTCTTAAGGAACCGCGCCTTAACAAGCGCATCCTGAATGACCTTGCGGCCAAACGCACAAATGTTATCCTTATCCCGCCGCCGGTCTTTCTCGTACCAGCGATAAATCATGTACACCGGCTCCTGAAACTCCGCACCGCCAAGTTGCCGTGCCGCGTGCATCACAACGGTTTCGCACTGCTTTTTCAGCCGCGCCCCCTCCTGCCGGTGTCGTCTCTCTGCCTCGATCAGCTCATTCAGTCCCGGCAGCGGGCCTTTTATTACAAATTTCATCTTCTGCTCGCTTTCACTCGTGCCGCCCACTCACTTTCCCAGTCACTGGCGGCGGGCGCACCGTTAAACATCGGCGCATCCGTTTTGGTTTTCTTCGGCTTGTCTCCGATTCTGTCCCAAATGATACCCTTCCAACCTTGCGACATACTCAGCCGGATAACCTCGGCTACTGCCTGTTCTCCGTGCTGCTTTACGCGGTTCTCTATCATCGTGAGAAGGTTTCTGAGGCCAGTTGGCTCGTATGCATCCCTGCGCTCCTTCTTGTATCTAATCCAATCTTGAACCGCCGAACATACCGGTTCCGAAAATCGTTCAGTTAGGTCGAGTTTCTTATCGGCTTCTTGGGCTTTGGGCTTCGGTTTAGGCTTTGGCGAACATTTTGCCGGTGTCGTCACTTCGTCGCGTTCGGTGCTCTGGTACTCGTCGTACTTGCTAACCGTGATAACTGTATAGTGCCGATTGGTTTCCACCGTGATTTCGCCGGTCTTTTTCAGTTTACCGAGCGCCGTCCGTACCTGCTGCACAGACAGCCCGCTTTCCGCCGAGAGTGCCGCATAACTTGTTGCAAACGCACCACGCGGTATTTCTATACCCTTCCACTCACAAGCCTTGTAATTGGCTCTCAGCAGGACGTGCAGCCATAGCTTGCAGGTGGGGAGGTCTTTGTACCATCCCCACTCCGTAAGCGCACGGTGCAGTTTTATGTGCCCGTTCATCGTCCCTCACCACCTGTTAAAACGGCAGTTCGTCATCGTCCGCCTCGTCGGTCGGAATAAAATCGCTGTTCTCCTTCGGCTTGCCCTCGCTCTTGCCGCCGCAGAAGTCGATGCTTTCGCACTGTACTTCCCACGATCGACGCTTATTGCCGTTCTTGTCCTGCCAATCGCGGCTTTCCAAACGGCCGGAAACAATGCACATATCGCCCTTGTGGAACCATGTGCTTGCGTGCTCTGCCAACTTGCCCCACAGGACAACGGAACAGAAGTCGCTCTGATATTCTCCGTTGTTATCCTTTCTGCTGCGTTGTACCGCAATCGTACCGCTTGCTACAGCCGTATTAGACTGCGTGTGTCGCAATTCCAAATTATCTGTTAATCTTCCTTGTAAAACGATCTTGTTAAGCACTTGTATTCCTCCGTTTGTTGCATTTTTTCAATCCATTATGCAATTTCGCATGTTCTGATCGGGTCAGGACCACGATATTTTCTGGATTGTTGTTTGTCTTATTGCCGTCAATGTGATGTACAATGTCCGAAGATGTCAGCTTTCTTCCGTATTTCTGTTCAGCTACAAGCCTATGTTCCAGCACAAACCCGTGTTTATCTGCTAAGTGGTTGTCTGGTCGATATACAAGAATATACCCGCTTGAGTGTTTCTTTCTTCCTCCGGACCAGTGATAATTTTTATCTCCAGCCATTGCTTCTCTCAGCTTTTGTTTGGTTTCATCTGACATCTTGCGTCCGTACGTCGGGCACAAGCTACCGGTTTTCCCAATGTGCGGATGTTTATGATTTTTCCACAGGAATTTTACGCTTTCAATTCGCGTAGGAACTCTCATGCCTGCTTTTTTCATCTCTCTTGAGAGTTTTTGTCGCTCAATTCCGATTTCGTTCTCAAGCATTCGCAAGCTCGCGCCTTCCGCAATCCGGGTTTCGATGTATTCCCGATATTTTTCTAAATCAACTTTCATCTCCCTGTCTCTTTGGTATACTTCTGGTTTCCCTCACTCCACAGCGGATAAATGCTCTGCAGGTACTCCCGCATTTCCCGCTTGATTTCCTTGCCGTCGCCCTGGTCCATCTCCCGATGGCACTCTGGGCACAGCATGACTAAATTCGTCGGAATACCCATGCCGCCGCGTGCTCTCGATACAAAATGGCACGCTTGCAGAACTCCGCCTTTCCCGCAGTGGCGGCAAATGCCGCCGTCCCGCTCCCAGCATTCGCGCCATACCGCCGGGCTAATGCCGGTAAACTTGGTCTGCCGTCTCATTCTTCCATGTCCTTTCTCGCCGCGCGTTCCAACCTGCGCTTTGCCCTTCGTCTGTAGTCCTTCTTCATCTTCGCCCATCCGCTGTGATTTCGTGCCCAGCAGGCGAAGCGATAGCCTATTTTCCAGTCCGCTGGTACAAAGCGTTTGTATGTCGTAAACCTCATACGCAGCGTTCCTTTCTTCCGGTCTCCCACTCGTCTTTCAACTCGCTTAACAGGCTTGGTGACGCGGTTTCCACTCCGGCGTTTTTGCAATCCTGAATGCAGTTGTCAATCAACTGGGACATTTGCCTCTTGTCAAAATCGCTTGAACCATAATACGCAAGCACTGTTGTGCAACCGTTGATTTTCGATGCTCTGGTTTCAATAAATCTTCCAATATGGTTGCTCGTCCACTTTTGACCGAAACTCGCTACTGCCTGTGTCTGCATACACAGTACTTCATAGTTGCCAATGTCTTTGATATGTCGTCTGTAAATGCACTCCGGTGGTTCACCCATGGCCTTAGCCAGTTTTCCGCACAGCGCCCAGTACATCGCATTTGCGTCAAGGTCTCGTCTTTCCTGCTTAGGCGCGATCTTGGCGGTATACACCTTACCATCTTTGAGTTTTTCGCACTCAACTCGTGCCATAGGTGCATTGCTGATGTGAAGACACAACCAATTTCCGAGATCGTTGTGTATTACCTGCGCATGATCAAACTCATGCGTCATGGCATAGCCTCCATTGCCTTCTGATGGTCTTTATCGTCCATCTTCTTGTTCAGCTCTACCATCAATGCGCCGAAATCATTCATTTTCAGTTTCGGAAGATCATCCAGCGGAAAACCGATGGTTTCTTCAAACTTCTTTTTCGTGGTTGCGCCCAGCGCTTTTGCAATCTTCTTAATGGTGGTTGTTTCCACCTCACCAATCACATCTTCTGGCGGCTTTTGCAGCGCCAGCTCCCGCTCGATTTTTTTAAGCGCAAAATGATATTCGTCATACGTTACCTCGGACGTAGTACGGCAGCCGGTAAGTCGCATAAGGTGTTCTTGTGCCTTGTCATTGCCGTAGACCTGTTGTAGCCTGTGCGCAAATGCCTGACAATCGCGTTTAATCAGCTTATCCGTACCTGCCCGCTCGGCTTCTCCAGAATACTTAGTCTGATCTTCTCGCACGCTATCATCGTTCCAGTATACATCTGCGCCAGCGCCGAGCATCTTTGCAGCAACCGAGATAGCGTCAGTATATGCCATCTTCCAGCATTCGTCTGATACCTGCGGGCCGTTTCTGGTCTGCGAAACAAACTGACTGCCGCCCGTGCCTGGAATAGCGTCAGACCATTCGCCTTCCACCTTGACAAACAGATTGATATTGCAGAATGCACACACAACGCCGTCATGCGTTTCAAGCCACTGTTTGACAATCTCGGTTTTCCAGCCCATGCCGCACGGCCCGAATTGCTCCGTCAGCGCCTTAATTCGCCACATGGGGTTAATGTCGGTAAAACCTTTCAGCTTTCCAGCCTGAATCTCCTTTTTGGCTGTCTGCGGCACTGTGCGCAGCGCATTATACAGCGTCAGATTGTCACTCATTCTTCATCCTCCTGCTCAAAGTCATAAACCGCCATTCTCAAATCATCGAGAAAGCTCTTGATTTCCTGCGGAAACAAATCCGTGTAATCTTCCAGATACAAGCCAATAGCAGTCTCGGCTTCCCACATATCCTGCAACCGGTTAAGTCGCTCCTGATCTGCCCTCTCCGGCGGCTCTAACGCCCGCTCGGGGCATCCGGTGATAGTATCACGCATTGCGCAGTGCCTCCAAAACGTCCTCGTCATGCACGATTTCCGTTTTTCCGTCTTTCGTTTTCGCCCATGCCTCATCACCAATGCGGGTATAATATTCCTTTGCTCCAGTGATCTTTTTGTCTTCGACATTCATCAGCCAAACCGAAGCGGTATATCCCAGTGTAGAAACATTCATGTCAATGCCTGTATCCGCTTCGCTGTCCTGTTTTTCAAGAACCAGATCAAGCAGGCTGTGAAACAGCTTCTTGTCTTTCATTATTCATCCACCTCTATAATCGCGCCGTTTTTCAGCATATAAAACGTATCCGCTTTGATGGTTTCTCCATCTACGCAAACAGCCTGAACGCCTAAAATGTGCATTTTTTCATCACGTTCCGTGAGCACCAGCCAACAGCCGACAGCACCTTTCGCTTTGCTGCCATACCCGGTAACGACCGCAATGCTTTCCGCTCCTCCAACCGTGGCGGCGCTCCAGTCGCCCGTGTTCGTGGCGGCGCTCCGGTTGCCCGTGTTCGTGGCGGCGCTCCGGTCGCCCGTGTTCGTGGCGGCGCTCCGGTCGCCCGTGTTCGTGGCGGCGCTCTGGTTGCCCGTGTTCGTGGCGGCGCTCCAGT